AGGCGAGCATGGAGAGTCTAGGCCTCACACCTGATGTACTCAGGGAGTGGGGAAGATCTCGTGATGCCAATTATGAGGCCGACAATGATGTGTCGATTGTCGAGTTGGAAGAGGAGGAGCGGCTGTACCGCGAGCGCCGCGCCACCACCTACCAGTTTACAACGCTTCCAGATGGTTCCATGGCCATCATGAATGCACCATACACGGAACCGCTTCCCCTGCTTGGTAGGCCGGTGAGTTGGAGTTCTTGCCGTCTTGGACGAGGGAAGAACATTCCGCGAAGTATGCCGATGTGAGCAATCGGAATGTGGCGAGGAGAGTCATCTTTGCCACTGTTGTGTCGGCGCTTGTGCAAGATGCGCGGGCGCGCTGGGGTCTGCTTGTGGACACGCAGGCCAACAGATTAATGGTGGGGCACCACATGCGCAAGCAATGTCGCAATAACGACATGCGTGTGAGTGCTGTCGACGTGAACGTGGCGTTTGCCCTCAATTCGTTTTTCGTGCCTCAAGCTCATGATGTCTTGGCAAGATATCAGGGAGAGAGCAAGGCAGCAAACGAGAGATGGAGGGTATATGATACCGTCGGCATGTCAGTCTTCAGCGGGCTTTGGTTCCGCAGTAGACGGGCATCTGCCCCAGTTGTCTGAGGCTGCCTAGTGCGCGTACGGGGAGAGTGTAGTGTTTCATCACTCACACATCCCAACCTGATCGTACGCCGCACTGGGGAGTTTGTGCCCCCAAGGAAGTGGTTCCAATTAACTGGACTTGGCCAGCGCCACACCCTTGGAGTGCATAATCCGACAATTGATGTCCTTGCGCGAGCCCTGTTGGAGCGCGCTTTTATGTGTGAAGTTGAGTCTAATGTATTTGTGCCTCCACTTGGTAGTTCTACTGCCGAGTGGAGAGAGATGGATGTTTTTGTAAAGAAGTTAGATCGATGTAATGGCCGTCATTGGCATCCTGTCACAGCTGAGCAGTTTGTTGACATGTACCATGGGCCAAAACGCACTATTTATGAGGCGGCACGGCTGGATCTCATCCGTGAGCCGCGACTACTTTCACGGGATAGTAGAAGCGATGTCTTTGCAAAGTTTGAGAAGGCAGACCTCAATAAGGCCCCGCGGTGCATCCAACCGCGGTCGCCGAGATATAATGTACTCGTTGGAAAGTACATCAAACCTGTGGAACACCGCATATATCGTAGTATCGCAAAGGTGTTTAATGTTGAGTTCGGTGGTGATCAGCCTACGGTCATCAAGGGTTACAATGTTGAGCGTGTAGCTGACATTTTGCGTAACAAGTGGGAGCGGTTTGCAGACCCCATTTGCATTGGCTTGGATGCCAAAAAATTCGATATGCATGTCTCTGTCCCAGCCCTTCGGATGGAGCACTCGG